TGTTTCCCGGCGGGCGGACCCAATGAAACAGGTCCTGCACCGCGCCGGAGGCACCAGGGCAGGCCTATGGTATGTAGACCTCCCGGCGCCTGATAAATCCACCCGGCGTCATGTGCGCCAGTATCTTAAACCACCGGCCGGGCTGCTGCCGGAGTGAGGTGAACATGGGACTATTATGTTTTTGTTGTTTCTTATTAGGGCTTGTGATAGGGATTGTAGTTGGAGGTGATTTGGAATGATCCATGTATGGTATAAGAAGCCCGGCGAGATTGGCCGGGACCGCTGGATTAAGAACGAGCTGCACGTATTCCAGGAGCTGGTGGGCGGGTATATAGAGGTGGTCCGCCTGTATGAGTCTCCGGACTACTGCTTGATAGTCAATGAGGAAGGGCTGCTCAATGATATGCCGCTTAACCTTGTTGTTGGTGATAATTTCCTCTTTGGTCCCATCATAGTGGTGGGCCTTACTGACGGAGAGGACGGACCGGAGTTTACGCATTGTAATTTGACCGCTTCCCAGGTGAGGCGGATGCTTTTAAAGGAGGGCTAAGTCATGGCTAAAAAGTTTCAATTCTCGTACCCTTATGCGTCCTATATGGATGTATCCCTTATGCGGGAGACTAAGACCAAGAAAGAGCTGCTGGCGGAGTATAAGGCCATGCGGGACGAGGCCAACCGGCGCCTGCGGGGCCTGGAAAAATACAAATGGACCCAGGCCTCCCAGGCATTCCAATACAATAAGGACCGGTTTAAGGGGGGAGTATCGCGCCTCACTAAGGAACAGCTTTCTAAGCAAATGCGGGAGGCAGCCATATTCTTGGGATCACAAACGTCTACGGTTCAGGGCCAGCGCCGGCAGCGTGACCGGATGCTGGACACCTTCCGGGAGAGCTGGGGCTTGGAATTTCTTCACCGCGGGAATATTGCCGACTTTGTCCGCTTCCTGGGCGCGGCTCGCGCCCACTTCGGCGCCGCGCACTATTCCATGGACGAGATCGAGGCCCTTTTCAAGACGGCCCGCCGTGAAAAGCTGGATATGGACAAGATCGAGAACAACTTCGCGCAGTTTGCCGAAAAGGCCATGGAAAGTCCTAACTACGCCAGGTATATGCGGGAGGCTTCGGAGCGCTACTCCTCGGAGGATTATGAAGGGTGACAGGTATACAATAGAAAGCTTCCCTTTCGATGCGCTGCGCTCCTGGGAACAGGAGCCGCGGCGCCGGGGGAACCAGGGGACCCGCAAGGCGCTGGACTACCTGCACAACCTCACGGCATTTGATATCGAAACCACCCGCGACCCGGAGACTGATCAGGCGTGGATGTACATATGGATGTGGGGTTTCGAGGATATCGGCGTCCTGATCGGCAGGACCTGGGAGGAGCTGCAGACGGCCATGGATAGGATCAGGGAGAGGATCGCCAGCAACACTCTGGTAGTCCTGGTCCACAACCTCTCTTTTGAGTTTCAGTTCCTCCGCTATATTCATGAGTGGAAGCCGGAGGAGGTATTTGCGGTCCGGCCCCGGAAGGTATGCCGCTGCTATATGGGGGACTCCTTTGAGTTCCGTTGTACCTACCTTCATAGCAACATGAGCCTGGACCTTTGGACCCGGAAGATGGGCGTAGAGCATACCAAGAAGGACGGTATGGAATATAATTATGATAAGATGCGGTATGCTGATACGCCCATGACGGAGAAGGAGCTGGAATACTGCTGCAACGATGTGTTGGGCTGCATGGAGGCATACCGGGCTGAAATGGACCGGGATGGTGACTACCTGTCAACGATCCCCATGACCTCCACCGGTTACGTGCGGAGGGATGTTAAGCGGGCCATGCACCCGCTTATGCGGACCCTCCACTATATGGCGCCTTCTTATAATACCTACGTGGCGCTCCGGGAAGCGTTCCGGGGCGGTCTGACCCACGCCAACCGATACTACACCGGGATCATTTTGCACGATGTACAAAGCGCGGACAGGTCCAGCTCCTACCCGGATGTTATTTGTAATGATGACTTCCCTATGGGAAAGTTTAGGAAGGTCCGAAGCTGCAGCGAGCAGAAGGTCCTCCGGTTGATCAAGGAGAGAAAGGCCGTCCTTTGCCGGGTGATGTTCTGGGGGATACGGCTCCGGGACGAGATGGACGGTTTCCCCTATTTGAGCGTGAGCAAGTGCCGGGGACTCCGGGCCACCGGTCCGGACGGCGTACAGGCGGCATATGCGGAGGACAACGGTCGAGTCCTCCGGGCTGACTTCCTGGAAACAACGGTCACGGACGTGGACCTCCGGATAATCCTCCGTCAATATGCTTGGGACGATATGCAGATACATGAAGCGTGGTGGACCCACTACGGGCCGCTGCCTGATCCTCTCCGCCTGACCGTGATCGACTACTATCGGAGCAAGACGGAGCTGAAGGGCAAGGAGGACAAGCAGAGCAAGCAGCTCTATGACAAGAGTAAAAACCTGCTTAATTCCTGTTATGGCATGATGGCCCAGGACCCGCTGCGGGATTCCCTTGCCTGGCTTAACGGAGCATGGGAAAACGCCTATTTTGATAGGGAACAGGATAAATGGGTCATAGGAGAAAGGGACCCGGAAAAACGCCTCACAGAGGCCCAGAGGAACATATATCTATTGTATCAATGGGGCTGCTGGGTGACGGCGTGGGCGCGGCTCCGGCTCATGGAGGGCGTGGCCCAATGTAAGGGGCGCTGCGTCTACGTAGATACTGATTCCTGTAAATACCTGGGGTCCGTGGATTGGACAGACTATAACCGGCGCCGGATTAAGCACAGCGCCCAGGCCGGAGCGTGGGCCACGGACTCCAAGGGCAAGCGCCATTACATGGGCGTTTACGAACAGGAGGACGGATATAAGGACTTCAAGACGCTGGGCGCTAAGAAGTACGCTTTTATCCATGAGGGCAGCGACCAGGTGGAAACCACGATTGCGGGAGTATCCAAGCGCCTGGGAGGGAAGGAGCTGCAGGCCAACGGAGGCCTGCCCGCCTTTTCGGAGGGCTTCGTCTTTTCTCTGGCCGGAGGGACGGAGAGCATATATAATGATGATACGCCCATTCAGGTGACAAACGTCAACGGACACCGGGTAGAGCTGGGGCCAAATATCTGCATAGCGCCCAGCACCTACCGGGTAGGCCTGACAGATGAATATAGGCGTATTCTCGAAGAAATAAGTAACTATGGCGGGTTGACAGGTCCGGGAGGCGTGAGGTATACTTAAGTAGTCCCCAGACGGACCAGGCCAAGGCAGCCGGGGAGGGTATTACCATGGACTATACACCACCTCTTTGCACCGCATGCCACTACCGGCTGCCTATGACCTGGACGAGCGTTACCGAAATGTATAAGATGCTGACGGCAGCCGGGTGGAGCCTGTCCCCCGCCGTCTGTCCACAATGCAGGAGGAAGAAATGGCTGGAAGAAAACAAACGGAAAGTATCTGCACCAACTGCGGATTCCAGATCGTAACAGACTATCCCTATGTACAGCCTTGTCCCATCTGCGGGCAACAGCTTATCCAGAGAAAACCCGCGGCAGCCCCGCGCGGAAATAAAAAACAGCAAAGGAGCAAAGAAAATGGAAACTAAGACGAGATTCGGTAAGAAGGACCAGACGGCACAGGCACACAAGTTCACGGTGGAACGCGTCCACCAGTTCGATGACGGCGGGATCACTTTTAATCTGCAGATTGACGGTTATGTGACTGTCTACGGCTGCCGCATTTATGACGGAAAGGAAGGTAAACCTTTCATCAGCTTCCCGGCCCGCAAAGGTAACGATGGTAAATACTGGAATCATGTTTTCGTCAAGCTCTCTGAGGAACAGGTGGAGGAGATCGCGAAACAGGTAGAGGAGAAACTGGCCTGACAGGCCGGAGGGCGCCCCGCTTCGGCGGGGCGTATTTTATTATGGATATAATAGCAAGCAACGGTTATTTAAATGTGCCGGGGATCATTGGCGCCGGTTTCACCTTTAACATAATTCTATCCGGCCGGGGCGTTGGTAAAACCTTCGGCTTCTTGAAGCAGCTCCGGGAGGACGCCGTGGCGGGCCGCGGCCGCTTCGCGTACCTCCGGCGCCTGCAGACACAGATCGATATCTGCGGCAAACCGGAATTCAACCCATTCAAGCGCCTGGACCAGGTATACCATCTGGAAACGCCGGTCAAGGCAATCTCCAAGTATAGCAGCGGATTCTATGACGCCGACCGGCAGCTCCTGGGCGTGGGCGTGGCGTTGTCAACATTCGGAAGCCTTCGCGGCTTCGATGGGTCCGATATAACATCTATCCTGTTTGAGGAGTGTATACCGAAACAGGGGGAACACCGGCTGAAAGAGGAAGCGTCCATGCTATGGGACGCCTACGAAACGATCAACCGAAACCGGGAGCTGGAAGGACAGCCCGCCACCCGGCTATACTGTATTGGAAACAGCAACAACACGGCGGCGGACCTTCTTGTGGATATGGGCCTTGTCTCCCGGATCGAGCGCATGAAAGAAAAGGGAATACCCATCTACCAGGATCGAAAGCGGTCCCTGCAGCTCATCGTCCTGGGCAGCTCGTCCGTGGGAGAGAGGAAGCGACAGACAGCGCTGTATAGGTTCTTGGGGGACGAGTCCGGCTATACGGCTGCCGCGCTTGACAATGACCCAGAGGAGGAATGGGGCGGCCGCAACCGCTCCCGCCCGCTGCAGGAATACCGGCCGCTGGCCACCGTTGGAGAAATAACCATATACGACCACAAGAGCAGGCGGGAGTATTATATCTCCGGCCACCGGTCCGGCAATCCGCCCACTTACGGCACAGGACCCATGGACCTGGACCGTTTCCGGGTCCGGTTCCGGCCGGAACTATGGCAGGCCGTTCTGGATAATAAAGTGGTATACGAACAGACGAAAGACGAGATATTGTTAATAAAATATCTGGGCGCTTGACAACCTATAATTTTTTAATATACTAACTATAAGGGGGCCGTGGACGAACGCAGGGCCGGAAGCCCGTCCACGCCATAGGCGTATGGCAAGAGCGGCCCCTTTAGGAGGACAGCATGAACAAAACAACCTACTGGATCGTGTTGGCTGCTGCCATACTCGTGGATATAATTACCGGCCTTATTAAAGCGGTCTATACTCATACTTTCCAAAGTCGCATTATGCGTGAGGGGCTTTTCCATAAAGTGGGAGAGCTGCTGGCGGGCGGTGTCCTCTATGGCGCCCAGATCGTTCTTCCCATGATCGGCGTTGAAACCAACCTTCCCCTATTCCCCGCGGGGGTGGGTTATTGTTTTATCATGGAGCTGGGGAGCATCCTTGAAAATCTCCGGGCGTTTACGCCCGCGCTGGATTACATTCTGGGGAGAGGAGGTTTCCATGTCCGCGACGATAATGGACTTGAATGAATTTTGCATATATTTAAATGAACAATGGTCAATAGCCACGATCGGCGGCCGGATTTATGGGGAGCCTTATGTATGGGGCGGCCAGCATACGCACCTGACCCCCTCCACCTATCAGGCAATAATTGATTACCGGGAACGGAATACCGGCGGATACTCCGATGGCACTTCCTACGCAACCGCGGCAAAGCGCTACTGTAAGAGACTGTTTGACGCTGGCCTGACCGATTTATACGCGTCCGATTGTTCCGGCCTGGGCTGCTATTTTTGGGGGAATGTCAAGCAGCTCATGGGTGATAGCACAGCCGACCAGATGATGCGGATGTGCCAACTGTACATGAACGATCCGAAGCGCGGCTGGTGGTGCTTCAAGGTGAACAGCTCCGGCCGGGCCTATCATATCGGTTACATGGTAGACGATACGCATACCATAGAAGCCGAAGGCCGGACCACCGGCGTGGTAAAAAAGACTTTCGACCCAAATTATTGGAATAGCTGGGGCATCCCGGATATTCTTCAGGGGGTGATTCCTGCGCCTGGCCAACCTCTGCCAGGCACTACACCCGCTGGGTCCACTTCATGTCAAACTACCTCTGGGCGCCCGGAGGGAATTACTTCTTTCCTCCGCATTAAAGTGAGGGGTAATAAAAAGCGGTCCGTCAACGTCCGCAAAGGCCCTTCGACCGATTATAAAATAATGTTCACCGCCCACGGCGGGGAATCATATAAACTTCTTTACGTTTCTCCGGAAACCGGCTGGTATAAAATAGATACCTTCATGGGACCGGGTTATATAACGAACAAGACAAAATACACCGAAATAATTAAGGAGGAGTAAACCATGAATCTAACGGCCCTGGATATCGTGGCGCTGGCCCGCTCCGGTTTTACCGCGGAGCAAATCTCTCTACTGAACAAGGCTGTTCTGGAAACGCCGGAGCCTGCACAGGTATCCACACAACCCACACAGTTATCCACACAATCCCCAGAACCCGCACAACCCACAGAACCCACCGAAGTTTCCGAACCGTCCACAGTATCCACAAAGCAGGAAGTTAAAGCTGCTCCTGCACCGAAGGCGCCAGATCCCGCCCCAGCTCCCGCCGCACAGGGGCCTACCATGCAGGACCTTTTCGCTAAGATTGCAGCGCTGGAAACGAAGATATCCGCAAACGCTATCAACAATATCCAGCAGCCGGAGCAGGCGGGTGTTTTGACCGGTGAGCAGGTCCTCGCAAATATTCTCGACCCCCGGGAGGGGATAACCAATGCCTAATATCAATAAAAACATCATCAAGCAGGCAGGGGCAGCCGTAGCCAACGCGACAAATAAAGCCGCGGGGCTTCCTGCTTCAACGCCGGAGCCGGGGACCGTTTACGCCGGAAGTGCGGATATTGTTACGGGGGATATTAAGGCAGCTCCCTATTACGCGTCATATAACGGTGAAACACTTGTGGGGCCGTGGGTTTCTTCCATGGACGTTTACGATCCGGAAGGAACACCTACCACAGGCGCCCAGGTGGTGGACCTGGGCGGGACGATGACAGACTACCATATTACCGGCCAGGACATTATTACTCTGGTGGGTGATAATTACATATGGTCCGATAGTGGGGATGTAACAATCACAGAATAACAAGGAGGATAAAACTATGGCTAACGTAAACAGTAACATTATTTACCAGGCCGGAACCCTGCTGGCGGATGTTGTACAGCAGGCCACCGGCAGAAAGGTGCTTACCGCAAGCACTCCCGGCGAGTGGACCTCTGTCGCGCAGTCCGCGCTTTCGGCGGGCGTGGAGCCGATCCTGAACACCCTCGTCAATATGTGGTCCAGAACGATCTTCTCCGTCCGTCCTTACAGCGCCAAGCTGAAGGGCCTCGAAATGAGCGCGGACCGCTTCGGCCTGATGACCCGAAAGCTCTCCCCGGTGGTCAAGGACCCCGGTGACGATGCTGCCTATCTCTGGCCTGTCGCGTATGACGCCGGACAGACCCCGCCCAGCGGTGACGGCCACAGCGTGGACATGTACGCGATCAGTAAGAAACAGGTCCTGCAGACCGGGTTTGCCGGTGCTGCCGTCTACCAGGAGATTTTCACGATCTTCAAGGACCAGCTTGACGGCGCATTCCAGAGCGCTGCCGAGTTCATGGCATTCAACGAAATGCAGATGGCAGACCGGAGCAACAGCATCGAGTCCTGGAAAGAGAACGTAAAGCGCTCCCTGCTTGCGAACATGATCCTGTCCCTGTCGGTGGAAAACCAGACCGGCCGAGTCATTCACCTGATCACCGAATACAACGCCGATACCGGCGCCAGCTTGACTTCCACCACCGTATTCGCTCCGGCAAACTTCCCCGGATTTGTCCGCTGGATGGTGGCGCGATTCAACACCCTGGCCCGCATGATGAGTGAGCGGACCGCGATGTTCCAGACCACGATCAGCGGCAACTATGTGCTGCGGCACACTCCCGCGGAGGACCTTCGCGTATACATTACCGGCCGTTTCAAGGATATGATGGATACCATGGCCCTTTCCGTCACCTTCAACGATCAGTATTTGAAGATGGCGGACGTGGAGGGCATCAACTTCTGGCAGTCCACCAGCGCCCCCGCTTCGGTGACCGGCAAGCCCACCTACACCAACACCTCCGGCGTGGCCACCACCCCCGGCAGCGCTTCCACCGTCAACAACATCGTGGGAGTCATGTTCGACCGTGATGCTCTGGGCATGGCTTCCGTCCTGGAAGAAAGTGCCCTCAGCCCCTACAATGTGAAGGGCCGGTACTGGAACAACGCCTATAATAACAAGTTCAAGACGCGTTTTGACATGACCGAGAAGGCCGTCCTGCTGCTCCTGGACTAAGCCTTCCAAACCGAAGAACGGCTCCAGGGGGCTTTTAGGTCTTTTCACCCCTGGAGCCGTTATTGAATGGAGGATACTATGGGATTTAGAGTAAATCTATACGCCTTTTCAAAACGCTCAAACAGCACACTAAGGCCGTCCGGTAATGGCTTCGTCACTACTTGCGAGGCCCATGATCCTGTCAACCTCATGGCGCCGTTGATGAAGTTTAATCTGTCCAGCGTGATAGATTATAATTATATGTATGTTCAGGACTGGGACAGATATTACTGGATAGACTCCTGGACTTATGATAAGGGTATATGGCTGGCCACCTGTTCTATTGATCCCCTGGCGAGCTGGCGTAACTCAATCGGAGACGCGACAGAATATGTATTACGTAGTTCATATACTTATAATGGAGATATAGTAGATACTACTTATCCCCTTATCGCGGACACCGAGGTGAACAGATACGACATGCCCGGATGGTCCGTACAAAGCGGCGCCGTTGGGTGTTATGTAGTAGGCATCGTGGGCGCCAATGGACTGGTAGAATACTATAAGATAGACAACCTGCCGGAGTTCGGCGCATATATGTTCGGAACAAACCCAAACAGCACACTATGGGATGAAATAATCGCGGACGATCCGGGCGTACAGGCAGGCGGGTATCCCTCGTTTATGAAAGCACAGTTTAACCCGCTGCAATATGTTGTGGTTTGTATGTGGTATCCGTTTTCCATCCCCACTACTGGAAGTAAAGTATCTGTATATTTTGGATATTTTGACTCCGGATATAAGGCGTACAAAATAAACAGAAGCAGTTACCAGCTTTTCAGCTCCTATATATACATACCAGACCATCCCCAGAGTGGGCGGGGGCATTATTTGAACTATGCGCCATATACAAGACTCCGGCTATCCGCGCTTCCGTGGGGGGAAGTCGATCTCGATACAACTAAATTTGCAAACCAGCCAAATGATAAAATGTTTCTCGAAGGATGGCTGGACCCCGTAACCGGGACAACGAAACTTTATGTGGCGAACGGCGCGGACGAAACTATTCTGGTCCTGGTGGGGCAGATAGGCGTAACAGAGCAGCTTTCACAGGTGCTTAAAGACAACCTGGCCACCGTAACCGGCGGGTTGTCTGCTATCGCAGGAGTGGCGCAGGCGGCTACCGGGAACATTTTAGGCGGGATTGCAACAGCAGTATCCGGTATAGGTAATGCCGTAACTGCTCAATATCCGGACGTTTCCACCACCGGAACGAACGGCGCACGTATAGCCGTATGCCCGACAAAAATATGGCTTACAGTAACACATCAAAGCATATGCGAGGAAGATAGACCAAACCACGGGCGCCCCTTATGTGTACGTACACGCATTTCGAGCGTCCCCGGCTACCTGGTGATATCGGACCCGGACATTGCTATACCGGCAACAAAAGACGAGATCGAAGCAATAAGGCAACATATGTTAAAAGGGTTTTTCTACGAATAAGGAAGGAGGGATAACATGGTAGAAAACGGCGCTCCTTATATGTATGACTACCGGAACGCGGTGATCTCCAGCGTGGAGCCTTCCACGGTCCACGCCCGCGACACGGTTATAACCTGGTATTGGCGCCGGTGGCTCCTGCAAAAGGCCATGAGCCTTTTTAACTGGAAGCTGCCGGACAACTGGGATAAGGATTATTTCCTTTATACCCTATACTGTTGGGGATATGTGGCTATTGTCAAAACTGACAAATATGGAGTGATCCCGCAGAGCTGCACCCTGGGCGGCCTGAACGTGTTTTACAGGCCCACCTGGGCGCTGATAAGCAATCCCCTGTTAAAGGGTATCCTGCGGCCGGTGATCGGTGAACAATGTACCCTGTTCAAGCTACGGCCGGACTATGCCGGTATAATGGATGTAACAAACCATTACGCCGAGCTCCTGGCCATGTGTACGGAAACCGCGGCAACTAACCTTTACAACTCCCAGCTATCCTACGTATTTACCGCGACCGGAAAGGCGGCGGCGGAGTCTTTCAAGAAACTATACGATAAAATACACTCCGGAAACCCGGCGGCCGTCATAGACAAGAGTCTCATGGATAAGGACGGCAAACCAGCCTGGACTGCTTTTGAACAGAACTTGCGTAATGTGTTTATCTGTCCAGAGCTGCAGGAGTTTAAGAAGGATTTGCTTAAAGAATACCTGACGATAATCGGCATTCCTACGGCAAACACCGAGAAAAAGGAAAGGCTTATCGTAGACGAAGTAAACAGCAACAACGTGGAAACTTCGGTGGATTGGGACCGTTGCCTGGAGGAGCTGCAGCTTACCTGTAAGAAAACGCGGGAAATGTTCGGACTCCGGGAGGACGAGCTTTCCGTCACATGGCGCGATATCGCAACACCGGATAAAGTAACTGGAGAGGAGGTAGAGGAAAATGCCGCTAAAGAGTGAAATGAGTGTATGGGGCCTTTATAACTATGACTACCACATTTTCCTTTCCCTGCAGATACCGGACAACCTGGACAGGAACCAGTTCATCCATGCGCTGCTGGTGGAGTGTATGGACCTTGAAATACTCTACCCGGACCCGGAATTTATGCGGGACGCTATTCGGAGCTGGTCCCTGGCCATGCTGCATTCATGGCAGCAGATAAAAGACGCCCTGTATTCCAATTATAAGATCATAGAAAACTATGATCGTTCCGAGGAATGGAACGATGATGGAACCCGGACGGATAACCTGACGGAAACCAACAACGGCGGAACCACCGGCTCCGGAACTGTAACCGGCTCGAACGGCAGCACCACCACGCACAGCACCAAGGGGTATAACTCCGGGAACTGGGTAGCCGGAGAGAAAGAGGAAGTCTCCGGAAATGTAAGCAATACCACAAGCGACAACACCACCAGCAACAACACCAGGACCAATACAGGAACCGTAGGCCAGAAGATGAAGCGCACCGGCCGGGTCCATGGCAACATCGGCGTGACCACCAGTCAGCAGATGATACAGGCCGAGATCGATTTACGTGTTCAAAATCAGCTTACCTATATCATCATAAACGATTTTAAGAGGCGTTTTTGCCTCCTCGTATATTAAAGGAAGGAGATGATCATATGGCTTTTAAACTACCCTGGAGCAACTTCCACGAGCTGAACCTGGATTGGATTCTTGAGAAGATCAAGGAGCTACGGGAAGATGTTGACAACATAACCGGCTCCGCAACGCCTTATACTTCCATCCCGGAAATGGACGGTGTAGGAAGCCCCGGCACGGTGGTGGCATACTCCCGCGGTGACCACCGCCACCCCACCGACACGTCCAGAGCTTCAGCGGCAGACCTTGCCCAGGAAATTCTGGACAGGGATGGCGCTGACAACACCCTGCAGGCGAATATCGATGCAACGGATGCAAAAATCAAATTCAGCTCATCCGCGCCCTACATGGACAGCAGCAGCGCCTCCGCCGGTTTCAGCGACTACATGGCCCGCGCTGATCATGTTCACCCCACGGACACGAGCCGAGCCAGCGCCACCGATCTGGCAACCCTGACGGCCCGGGTAGACGCCTTTTCCGGCAGCGCGGCCCCCTCCGATGCAACGCCTTTGATGGACGGCGTGGGAGCTGCAGGAACCGGCGGAAACTATTCCCGCGGTGACCATGTACATCCATCGGACACCTCTAAGCTGGACACAGCAGGCGGGACCGTGACCGGCCCCCTTACGGTTGAAGGAGAGCTGACCGCGCAGAAAGAAAGAGGATATGGAAACACGGACGCGTCCGGATGGGTCCGGGTGATCAAAGCGCCGATAATCCACGGGACCAGCGTTGACATCACGGTAACAAGGAAAGGCAGCTCCACCGCCGGAGAAGTACATAAGATAAAGTTTATCAATAATACGCTTCCGTACTTCACGGATGAAAAAAGCCTGGGAGATGTTCTATACATCGATAAAATCCGTTATACCTCCGCCGGATATATTGATATCCACATGGACCAGACATACCAGGCAGATATCGGAATTGAGATACAAAAGATAGCCCCAACCCAGGCTACTACGGCGAATATTGAAGTCCTGCCCGCCTGGACGTTCGTAGGTGATACTCCGGCCGGTGAATCGGTATCTGCTCTGTATTCTTTCTCCGAAGTCATGCCGGAAACAAATACCACGGCAGACGGCTCCTATGAGAAACTGGCAGACGGAACCATAACCCAATGGGGCAGCGTTGCCAATGACGGAACAGGCGTGGGCGCGGTAACCTTCCCGGTGCCGTTCGTGAATACGGATTATGTAATCATAACCAATCCGAGATACAGCAGCACATACAATTCCCTTTTATTCAGGACGATCCCGCAACAGAACAACAACACCGGGGCGATAATCAACTTTAAGGAATTGGCAACCACCACCAGCTTCACCGGGACCAACGCCCTGGCCGACTGGGTAGCCA